GTCGATAATAGCTAAGAGGCTTTCCTCGCTATATCCTTCAATCTCTGAGGATAATCCTTCCTGCAACTTCTGAAACTCATCGATGGCATCCATCATGGGTTTTTTGTATACTTCCTTAATCTCCTTAGTCCACCAGGGTCCGAGATCAACAGTTTCCACGGTAAACTCACGGTCGAGTTGGAAAGGCACAAAGACCTTCCACAACTTTTTCCGGAGCGGACCAGGAGCTCTTGAAATCAGACGCTCGCGAACCGAGTCGATTACTGAAGCACACCAACCCTTAGTTGCTTTACCGAATGAATTGTATCTTTTCAAACGGATCCACTCCCAAAGATCGTTTACGCCCATAGCAGCGCCAGGACGAGACAACAGAATAACTATTGATCTCAACATATTCGGCAAGTCCTTAATACGGCTGGTTGCCGCACCAGAACAAGCTTTATACCCAAGACCTACGCAGCGAGCAACGGACGCTAAACTAAGAAGTTTACCAGTTCGTTCCTTAACCGTTTTCACGATTTCAGGTACCCCTGACACACCAAGCCACGCCACGCCTACTCCCACAAGAGGCAGAGGAGTTACCTCTACACCCTTATAGAAGAAGCGCTTTGCAAACTCAATGCTTAGGTTCTTACTGATAATTGATTTCGAAAAACCAATGTTAACTCCTAGCGTGTCCATGATCTCTACGTATTGAGCGGCAACATAGCGATCGCCAATCACTACATCATCACCCAAAACAGCATACAGGTCAAACCATCCGCTGAAGCGTTTGGTTTTAAAAGCTGCAAACTGTACTATAGCATGGTGTGTTAAGGCTAACATAGCCCACGACGAATAAGCACCCATTGGCTGACCTACAGCATACCGGACACTAGTCCCCCCCTTCTTTCCAAATGTTTTCACATAGGTCGAAGGAAGAGCATAATCTCTTTCTGTCAATAGCTTCCTCCAATGGAATGCAAAATCCACCGTAGAAAATACTCTCAATAACAGCTCCTGTATACTTACTGGAAGCCTATCCGTCGCAGCACTTAAATCATATGAGAAGCATTCAGTGAGATGTCTCTCCCGCATTACACCAATTAATTTCTTAACTGGCGCAACATGGTTGAACGTTCCATCTTGAGGTATTACCTTAAGAATTTTATCAAAGATAAAGCGATGTAACGGATACAACAGCCATTGGGTAAAACAGTCAACCATAGCTACGACTCTTATCTTCCCGGGCTCCTCCACAAAAGAAAGACGGCCAAGTAACCCTACTTGGTCTCCTTTGACACCAGGACTCCGCAGATTAATAAAATCTGTTACACATTTGTGTGCTTTGTCCGGCCTACGCTTACCAGCTTCCACGCGGTACTTCTCAATTTCTGAGAAGAACCAACGTCCAGCGACCCACGCAGGTGTGTCTACCAGATGCCAAGATCGAGTGACTGCTACTAATGATATTAATGATACCATCAGCACAGGTCGTGAGACCCATGCCGCAACATCTTGAATAATGTTGGCTAAGTTCACCGATCCTTTCCTTGTATTGGGTCCGGACTTCATCAACGGAAATAATTTAACTCCGTATCCCCAGAGTTCCTCCCGATAGTTGGACTTATATAAATGAAAGGTCGCCAACGTTCCTGGATTTTGTCCACGAACATCAACGAACTTCATAAAATACGAGTACCACCTAGAAGGACGGTTCTCCTTCGGGACCAGGTCACTACGATAACGTCTACCACCTAGACGAATAATTTCCTTCATAAAGACATCTCTTACAAAAAGAAAGAATTCATCCAACCAATAAACGGAAACATAGCGCCCTTCACCAATTATGGTACGAATTTGCATTCGCCCACGGAAGTCTAACACTCTATAGAGTGTGAAAAATCCCAACCAGAGCCGAATGACTCCAAGGTCTCCTTGGTTTATCCGTAGTCTATGACTTCCAGGAATCAATCGAGGTAAACCTCGGTGATTAAGAGAAATAGCTGATCCAGCATCCCTCGGATTCTCTATTCTCTTTCCAGCCAAACAACGCATCAAAGACACGTTGCAGGCTTTCAAGTATATAGCTAAACCCTTATGACCCTGTTTCTCTATAAACCGATGTACAAACTTGGAAAACACAAACGCAGCCTTAACCCAACTCAGGGAATTTGCACCCACGATCATTGGTACCGCTCTCACGAGCAGTCCCACTAATCGTTTAGAGGATTTTACACCTCTTTGCCAAATAGACGCAGCTGTCTTTAACTCTAGTTTAGAGAAAACAGTTGTCATTGATTAATTTTTATTTATTTATTATTTAACCAACCAGTCTCCTTCAGTAGAAATACGGGAGTGGTTGTAATACTCCAAGGGCTATCACTAACCCTTCCTTTGATGCTATCTCAGGTATACCCTACTGTCG